GAATATAATCCGTACCTTCTGGGCTAATGCTATCCGTAGAGATAGCAGACAGTACCTAGTTAAAGAAGGAGCAATGGATGAAGAAGCGTTGGCTAAGATTACAGCAGGTGTTGATGGAGCTATCATTCCTGTTGATAATGAAAGTCTTGACGGCATCATTCGTGAAGTCCCTGTTACTCCCCTTAGTACTAACTTTGATCGTTATCTACAAATGGTTGAGTCTGATATCCAGAGAGGTTCTATCATCTCTCCGAACACAAAGGGTATTGCTACAAGAGCTACTGCTACAGAAGTTACAGCACTTGCTCAGTACACTGCATCAGAGATTGGTCGCATGGCAAGAGAGCGTGATGAAGCTATTGAAGAGATTGCAGAAGTCTACACACGCATGATGGTTTATACCTTAGAAGAAGGTGACCGCCCTGTCATTATGGTAGGAAAGAAACCACGCTATGTTACAGCAGATTCCCTTGACCATTCATTCAGGTTCTTTGCTCTTGACCAAGCAGCCACACCACTATCGAAAGAACTTAAGAAGCGTCAGCTATTAGAACTCTTACCAGTTCTCTCACAGCTACAGGTTCCTATGGATAAGATTCGTGAGGAAGTTATCAGAGCATTCGATCTACCTGAAGTATTCTTGGATATCCCTACACCACAGGAAGATACTCAGGTAAGAACCAGAGCAGAGGCTATTGGTGCTGAACCTACAACTGATGCAGAAGTTCTAGCAGGTGAGCTTGTAAGGCAAGCTCCCACTATCCCCTTACCAATCCCGGAGTAACCCTTAATGCCTATCTATAAATATTGTTGTGAAGAATGCAAGTACTACACAGAGAAGATTCTTTCTATGTCTCAGTGCGATGTAACCCAGACCTGTGACCACTGCGATGGTGACCTAAAGAAAATGATTACCATGCCAGCCAAGACTGCCTCCTTGTGGGGAGTTGATTGGCGTAGTGGCTTAGGTTCTAACATGTATTCTAAATCACTTGGTGCCCACGTCAGTAGCAAGAGAGAAGAAGAAGACCGTATGCGAGCCAAGGGCTTTGTACCTGAATCTGATTTCGGTGAAGGTTTCATTGAGAATCACAGAGAGAAGATGCACAACAAAGAAAGAGAGCAAGCAAAGATCAATGACACTTATGCAGCAAATCTAAAAGAGTTTAATGGGGACAAGATTAAAGCTGTCGAGAAAACGTTCCCAGCCCACCAAATGCTTAACGAATCATAAGGAGATTTACAATGGCAAGAGAAATGGAAATCCAGATTATGGGGATGGATTCTAATATGGACCCCAGCCAGATGATGGCACAAGGAGAAGCCGAAGGTATGGTTGACCAACTTCGTATGGCTGAAGAAGAAGACATGCAGTCTATGGCACCTACCGGTGACTTTAGTAAGTCTGCTTTAAACAGCCTTGTAAGGGCTCACAACAAAGTAAGTTCTTTGTTTGATATGGAGACATACCCTGACTTTTCTGAGGGCTTAGAAGAGTTCCCAGCCCGCTTCGTGCGAGAGCTAATGATGATTGCACAGGCAGTATCTGATGCCATTGACGCAGACATCCTTGATAGTGAAATGATGATTGACCTTGAAGGTGTTAGCTCTGATAGAGACCTAGCCCTATTGGCTGGTCGTCTTGAATCTATCAGTAAGTCCAAAGAGTTTAGACGCTTCCTGAAAGAAGCTACTGGTGAAGAAGAAGAGCCAGAGAAAGAGGAGCCTAGTGTTCCTGCCGAAGAAGCGAGCGATGAAGACATCGACGCACTAATGATGGAAAGAATGTAATAACAATATAAGGAGATTATTACCATGAGTGAAGTAACTGAATCTGTTGTCGAAGCCGACAACAACACCGAGGTTGCTGAAGATACAACTACTACTGTAGAAGCATCCGATGTACCAGCCGAGGTAGTAGATCAATTTAATATTGATGAATTAATTAATGCCAGCTTTGACGATGACCCTGTAATGAATCAGGAACATCACAAGATTGGTGTACCATACCAAGAGGTACTCAAACATATTCCTGAGAATGGACGTAAGGTTATTCAGAACCTACGGTCTTCTTACACAAAGAAGACACAAGAGATTGCGGCTATGAGAGCGGACCTTGACGCACAGCGTGCTGATTTGATTCGACAGAAAGAACTACTAACTACTGGAGCATTCAGAGAGAATGTAGATGCTAAGGCTAACAGCACCGAAGAGTATGACATTTGGGATAGTGCTGGTAGACAGAAAGAGATTGAGCGTCAGGCAGCAAAGATGATGCAACAGATGATTGCCCCACTACAACAGGAAGTACAGGTACAGCAGAGAGAGATTGAACTTCAGAAGTTTAAGACTGCTCACCCAGATCTAAAAGAACATAGGCTTGGTATTGCTAAGTTGCTAAATGAAAGAGAAGATCTAAAACTAGAAGATGCTTACTGGTTGGTCAAAGGTAGAGCCGCTGAAGCCGAGGCTCGTGAAGCAAGAGAGAACAAGTTAACTAACAGAGCTAACTCCCGTGAAGGTCTATACAAGACCTCTAACGGAACTAATGTTTCTCCCAAGAACATCAAGGCTCCCAAGTTTAAGTCTGCTTGGGAAGCTTATCAGTATCACCGCAGTCAAGGAAGAAAATAAACTTTACTTGACACCGACTTTATTATTGAGAACTCGTCCTTCTTTTGTTGTAAGCATCGTAAGATTACCTGACATAAATGCGGACAAACCTTTTAATAATAACTTCGCAAGAACACTTAGTATTAACAGACTATCCCATTTAACTAACTAACAAAAAAGGAAACATATCAAATGGCTATTTCAAATGATCTGCTGTCCTCTACCCTTTACTCTATCCGTGATAGTGAGGTAGACCAGCTTTACCGTAAGACCGCATTCCTCGACCTCTGCAAGCAGAACGGTGGAATCGAATACGAAGACGGTGGTATTAAAATCCAACGTCCTCTCTCCGTTATTGATCACTCTACGATCACTTCTCTCCCCACTGGTTATGAGCCGGTCAGCCTCGCTGTAAGCGATGTGCTTCGTCCTGCCATCTACGAGTGGTCTGACTTTGTGGCTCCAATCGTGATTACCAAGAAAGAAGAACTAGAGAACCAGTCCGAGAAAGCAATCGTCAAGATTGTTGAAGCTCGTATGAAGAACGTGATGTCCATGCTTCGTCGTGAGATTAACCGTCAGGTTCTTGCAGGATCTTCTACTACTCTAACAACTCTCAACACCCTCAATGGTGAGGCTTCTACTACTGGCTTCCTTGAAGCTGGTGCAGCCGCACCCGGTACTCAGACCAACACTATTGGTGGTCTTCAGAAGTCTGCCCTAGATGTCCCCGGTTGGTACAACTCCTTCCTACAGGGCACCGCAGGTACTGTTGTTGATGACATGACTCAGGTGTATCAGGACTGCCAGCAGTTCTCTCCCTTTGGTGATGTTCGTGCTATCATTGTAAACCCAGCTACTTTTGCTGCTTACAAGGCTGCACTCTGCTCCAACGAGCGTTTCATCAACGTGAAGACGCTTGATGGTGGTCGTCTCCAGCTTGCTTTTGCTGGTGCGGCTGTTGAGCAGGACAACGAGATGCCCCTCAATGCAGGTGCTGCAACTCGTTTCTCAGCAGTAATGCTGAACTTCGAGGGTATCAAGATGGTTATGCATCCTGATGGTGACTACTCCGTTGGTCCATTTGAGCACATTTCAGGCACTACCGCTCGCGCGGCACAGCTTTACTGGAAGGGGCAGCTTATCGCTGACCATCTCCGTGGTTGTGGTGTCCTTTCTGGTATTTAAAATAAAGGAGAAATAATACTATGGCTACTCAAAATCTAATCCAGTACCTCGAACGCGAAGGTTACTCAGCACTACCCGGTGGTGCAAATGTTCCAGTCGGTCCAGAAGCAATGCACAGGCGTCAGCTTGAAACCTTTACGGTTGCTGCATCTTCTACCGTCGCAGTCGGTGATGTTGTCCAGTTCGCTGTCGCTAATGGCGGTGGAGCTACGGTTGCTCTTGATGTTCGTCAGGCACCCGCAGACTCTCACGCTCTTGGCGTAGCTCGCACTGGCGGTGTCTCTGGCGCGGCTCCAAGTACACCTGCTCTTGTTGAGGTTGTAATCTCTGGTCTTGCCGAAGCTAAGGTTGAAGGCGCTAACAACGCAGGTAACACTGCCGTTTCTAGTGGTGACTTCCTTTGTCTTGGTGACACCGCAGGTACTCTTTACAAGTACACCGCTGGTACTGATGCAATGCCCCACGCTATTGCTGTAGACGATGTTGGCTCGGGAGCAACTGCTGTCGTTTCTGTCATCTTCCTCAAGCAGTTCTGATTAATATTTAATTAGACAATATGGTCCCTCACCTTGCTTATGTAGGGTGAGGGATTTTTGTTTAAGAAAGTGGTTGCCAATCTGATTCTATATCGAATAGTTTAAGTAGAGGGTGACTGGCAAGCGAACACTCCCTAACTTGACAGGGGCACTATTACTGATGGATAAGGAATAAATACATAATGAACCTAAAGCAAATAAGAGAACAGATTAAGAACATTACAGATTACTCTCCTGACTTACAAGCTTACAGTAATCAAATAGATTCTCTAATCAACAACTCATACTTTAATCTCTGGAGAAGCAAACGTTGGTCGTTTGCTCAGAAGACTGAGTTCCTAGATGCTTACCCTGATATCAATTCAGAAAGAGAACTAGGACCCGGTGGTGGTACTCCAATCACAGCGGCTTGGAATGATGGTGCTAGATTAGTAACCTTCTCTGCTGATGTGTTTACTCTATTTGAACATAAAGATGTTTATGAAGGAAACATCATTGAACTTGAAGGTAGAGAATATACTATCCTACAGGTTCTAAGTACTACCACACTCACAGTTACAGAACCTATTAGAAATGTTGGTGGTGTCTTAGCTATCACAGCTTCCCCTAACTGGGTAGCTAAAGCACGTTTCTATACCCTACCAGAAGACACGGTAGAAATCCTTTCCTTAGCACATAGGGACATTCCTGTTGGTAATGCTGGTGCTGGTAGAATCCTTCCTCCATACGGAAAGCTATACGGTATCCTCCCCAGACACGATGAAGAACTGGGTCTAAGAGAAGATTACGCAAGCTCCTATGCTGAAGCCTACATTCCAGTATCACCAACGGTTGTCCCGCCTGCTGAGAAACTAGTCATTACTTATCCAGCCTTTGAAGTAAGTCCCGGTTTAACAGACATTCCTAATGAAGAATACTATGAAATCTGTTGGTGCTTTATGGACCCATCAGGACAGCTTGGTCCTCTATCAGAATCTGTTATTACTCAGTTTGAGAACCCAAACCCTAACACACAGAACAAGCGCCTAAAGATTAACTTTCTTACATTTGATGATAAACCAGTTAAGTCTGCTAACACAACCTATGCTTCAGGACCGGGAACGAAGAGACCCTTTGAGGGTCTCAAGAAAGTTATTTGGTATAATGCAAACTTCAATCACATCACAGGTGAAAGATTAGGTCTTCCTCTTTGGAGACAAATCATTACAGGTCTACCAGTTACATCACCTGTTGTTCTTAATACTACTAATCAAGATGACCCAATCGTAGTGGCTGATACGGTAGATGAAGTTCTTATCTTCTCTAAGGATTCCTTCAGACAAGGTACTAAGATCTATCAGGAATATGATGGACAACATTTCCGTATCAGACCTTACCCACGTATTGATGCTTTTGATTTTGAATACTTTCACAGTAACCCAGTAGGTGTAGCACCTCTTCGTATCAGAGACTTCTTCCGTAGATTAGAGCTTCGCTACTACTACAAGCCTACACCTTTGGCTATTGCTACAGACACACCAGTTATGCCCTATGAGTTTCATAGCTTGGTAGTTTATGGAACACTAGAAGATCTTTATAACAAGAATGGTAACCTTCAGCTTGCTAGGGTTTACAGAGATAAGATTGATATGAAGATGAAACAGTTAGAGAAAAGGTATATTGACAGAACAGACTTAGCCCTACAGAAAGGTCAGTTTGGTATCTCACGTCGTAGATACATTTTTGACCAGCAATCATTAAGGAACAAATCTCTATGAAATCCAGTTCAACTGGTGAACGTATCGCTGGTGGTGTTGACCAGCGGTATGAAGCACCTACAGAAACAGCCTCTTCTATTTCTAACATGCGTCGTGATGACGTTGGTTATGGCTGGGTAAACGATCGAGGTTGGGAGCATGAGTGTAAACCTAATGCTAACCACTCGCTTGCTAATACTGGCACCCTTACCCTAGACAAATCAAGAGTATATGTTTGGAATAGACATAGAGGCTCAGAGATCTACAAAGTATACAAGACCTCCGATGGTATCCTAAAGTATGAACATGGCAACACCTATGGTCTTGGCTCTGCTTCCTTTCCGTTCTTTCGTAGCCTAAATTTTACGCCAAGAGTTTCTGATAAGTCTGATGACCCCGATGAACAATACACTCCTTTCGGTAGGTTTCTTTCTATTGTTAATGGTAAAGATCTACCCCTAAAGTGGTGGGGTCGAGAGCGTTGTTTTCCTTTTGGATTCACAGAACCTACACCACCCCTACAGCTTACAGAGCCAGATCCTGATTACTATACTGGGACTTGTGACCTAAGCGCAGATCCTCCTACCAGTACATTCAAGCCACCCAAAGGTGGCAAGGTTTCTATGGGCTTTAGCTCATCTACTTCTGGTGGTGGATTGGGGATGAACGGAGATGACAAGTCAAACCACTACCAATACAAAGTTAGTTTTATTTCAGACACAGGTTCAGAGTCACCGCTTTCGACGGTGACCGCTGCTAGATGGTCAAACACCTCATCCACCGGGACCACTACCTTTGGTGTGTTTATTGATAAGATTCCCACAGGACCACCCGGTACTGTTGCTCGTAGAATCTACAGAACCAAATCACTTGGAGATCTACGCAACGATGCTAGAGACCAGCAGTTCTACTTGGTTAAACAAATAGACGACAACTGCACAATCAATCATCTAGATGTAATGCCTGATGACCTTCTTACTATTGGTGCCCCCAGTCGCTTTGCCTCTTCAGTAATCTCAACCTCTTACCGCTTCTCTTCTAACTGGGACAATCGTATGTGGTTGGCTGGTGGGCAGGGAACTGACACTCGCCTTATTTATTCTGACCAAGGATTACCAGAGCAGTTTGGAACATTTAATTACTTCGATGTAGGTAACAGAGCCGGCGGTGCTATTACACAGATCTTTCCTTACTACGACAACTTACTTGTTTTCCGTGAGAGAGCGATTGATGTTGTTCGCCCTGCTGGTAACGGCACTTATGTATGCACTAGATTGAGCGGAGATGTAGGTACAACGGCTTCAAATACTATTACCAATGTGGAGGGGCTTGGAGTTTTCTTTATCTCTTACGACGGCATCTACGTCTTTGAGGGTGGTACTGTAGGCGGCTCACAAGTCCGCCTTACCAGAATCTCTGATTCAATTATGAAAGAAATGAAACGCATTTCTAAATCTTCTTTGGCTATGGCAACTGCTTCATATTCTCACAAAGAGAAAGAGTGGTGGTGCTTCTATCCTGTTGATGGTAATACCGAGAACACACGCTCTGTTGTTTATCACACACAAGGTAATGTGTGGTCTTTGCGTAATGATGTAGCTAGTGGTAGAAGTGACTTTGAGGTTAACTCTATTGCTACACTTCCAGATGGTAGGTTTATTGCAGCATTTAGAAATCAGATCTTTACTAACACACCTGTTGTAAATGATACAAGAGTAGCCCCCGGAACCTTATGTGTTTGGGCAGGAAAGCGTAGAGGTGTACCAGCACAGAACTATCGCTTTAACAATGGGCAGTTCTTTATCTTACCTGCTTCTGAGTCAGATGCCCTAACCTCTGAGTGGACTGCCGCATGGGAAGACTTTGGTGACGACTCTATTAAGAAGCGAGTCCTATCTGTTGAGGTAGAAGTTCTAAGCGCAGGAACAAATGGTATTGATCTCCTATATGCTCAGGATTATAGAGACGATTACACCGCAGCAGGCTCACAGCCCACTACTGTTGCTGAACAGTTTGGCACTACAAAGATGGATGCTATCTATGGTGGCGCTAATCTAGATACCTTTGATAAGACCGTACTAACTCTTGGTCCAACAGCAGGCACACCTTGGGGACAACGCAGAACTACTCGTGTTCGCTGGGATGTAAACACAGGTCTTATCTCTTGGTTTACATTTAAGCTTCGTTC